TCGAGACCCATGTCTGCTTGATGTGTTGGGGGTCTTACGAAAGAATGTTTGTCGCGTTAAAAACTCTGTAGGTCATACATTACAAGGCATTTTCATAGGAAGTCAAATACTCATTTTTCCAAATCATTTATACAACGGTGTAGAAAGTCGCGAAAAAGAAGTTATTACGATTGAATCTGATACATTGCTCAACTACAAGTTCACTCTTTCCAAATTTCCGCACTTCATAGACGACAAGGTTGATGTTGTCTTCGTTCAACTCACTGATCTTCAACCATATCGCAAAATTGTTAAATTTTTCCTGAAAGAATCTGATGTCGCTGATGCATTTGATGAAGGTTATTTACTCCGTATTCATGATGCGCATACCGCTGCGTACGTGAATGTCGCCGAATTCGAGACCCAACGCGAAGTTAAGTACTGGGCGCTGCCAGGATCTGGTGATAGTGAAATGTCGATACAAGACCATGCGGTTACGTATCGTGCAAATACTGTTGCTGGTGACTGTGGTGCGCCTGTATGTATCTCCGATAGGATGATGCCTCGAAAAATAATTGGATTTCATATCATTGGTGATATTGGAAATGGTTGGTGTAATATTTTGTCACAGGAATACATTTACTCTGTCTTTTCGAAACATTTTCCAAAGTTACTAGGTGTCCAAGAAGTTAACATAAAGGTTGGAAAAACCGATCCTGCTGTTACATACTCATCAAACGTCGATATCTTAGGCACTGTTGGCAATCGTGTTACTCCATTTATGCCAACTACAACGAAGATCGTGGAATCCGCTATCCATGGTCAAATTACTGAACCAACTACTAAACCGTCACTTTTGTCTCGTCGCATTGTGGACCCAATGGCTTTAGGTCTTGCCAAAGGGTTTACACCGGATATACATTTGGATCGTGATATAGTCGACTTGGCCGTAAGGGACCTCGTAAGTTCGATCAATGCTTACCACTCGTCCTTCAAGCTCAGGAATCCTGTGTTGACTCATCACGAAATGATAAATGGAATACCCGGATCAATAATTCGCCGAATTGATCTATCTACTTCTGCTGGTTACCCATATTGTCTAAACGGAACTAAAACTGAATATCTTTCTGGCACTCACCCTATCTACGCAATGGGTGAACTGTTGGAACGTGCTGTAGCCGAACGTGAGAAGCTACTATCTAATAATACTATACCAAGTTTTGTTGTCCTCGATACTCTAAAAGACGAACGCCGTCCAATTGAGAAAGTGCGTGAAGGTAAAACTCGCGTTTTCTCTTGCGGACCTCTTGATCTCACTCTCCTGGTACGAAAGTACTACATGGTTGCCATGGCCCATCTCATGGAAAACTGTGTTAAGGGAGAAGTTTCTGTAGGCATAAATCCACACTCTGAACAATGGGGCGCAATGCTCCTATCTCTTGAATCTAAAGGCTCAAATTGGATCGCAGGTGATTACGGTGCGTACGACAAGCGTATGCCGTATCAAGTGCTGATGGCGGTCGCTGACGTTGTGAATGGTTTTTGCAACGACAGCGATGAGAATCAGAGAATACGTCGAAATCTGATGACTGCCATGGCCAGTGCCGTGCACCTGTGTGGGAATACACTCTATCGAATACATCATGGAATGCCTTCGGGTGTTCCTATTACTGCTGTAGGAAATTCAATTGCTAACTCTCTATTATTCCGAATCGCTTTTCTATATATTGGTTACAAACAAATCGGTCACGCTAAAACGAATTATTTATTTGAACATTTTTCCGAACTCGTAGGCTTTAAATCCTACGGGGATGATCATCTTGCTACTGTTTCCGACTCTATTCCATGGTTTAATATGAACTCTATTTCCGAATTTTTTAAATCTATTGGTATTGAATACACTGACGCTACAAAACGACCTGTCACTCTTGATTACATTCCATTTGAAGAAGTACAATATTTGAAACGAAAGTTTGTCACACGAAATTCTACTGTTTTTGCTCCGCTCGACATGAATTCCATTAACGAAATGCTAAATTGGATAACGAAAGGTCAACCAAAGAAAGAAGCTACAAAAGTGAACTGTACCGTGGCATTGCTCGAGATGACACACTATCCTCGAGAAGAGTGGGAGAAGTTTTACACTGCGATGCGTGAGGCGTGTCTTGTGAGTGGGGTTAGAGTACCTACCCTTAATTACGAGACTGCGATGAACGTGTTGCGGCAAGGAACATTTTCCACTGAGTATTTGTCCGATATAGTTATGAACCGAATCTCAACGATGAAAGATGTAAGTGGTCCATTTAATGAAAAGTTTGAACGTCGCTCACTTGAAGTAGAAGTAGGTCGAAATTTGGCTGTTAAAGAAAAACGCAGGTATAAGTACAACGTGCCTGTGGATTTCACTCCGCTCCGTTTACCATGTCATCAGGCCCGCATTGATGACGTACGAAAAGCTCTTGAACTCAAACAATGGAACGATTTTCTTGATCAAAACATGCATTTAATTCAACAAAATTGGCCTCTACCATCTACTCCGGTGGAGGATAATCAATATGAAGAAGAAGACGC